TTTACAATCCACTAAAAAAATAATAAATAAAATGATGGGTGGTAACTACTCAATAATGTTAGATAAGATTATTGATATGTTACGTAGACATGAAGGATTAAGATTGCACCCTTATCATTGTTCAGAAAATAAACTTACTTTGGGAATCGGTAGAAATATAGAAGATAAAGGTATTACAGAAGAAGAAGCATTATTTTTACTTAATAATGATATTAAATCAGTACAAGAAGAACTAACTAAGAATTGGGGTGTTTGGCGTACCTTTCCTGAAAAAGCAAGAATGGTATGTATTGATATGACATTTCAAATGGGTATAACTGGTTTTATGTCATTTAGAGAAACAAGAAAGCTAATGGAACTTGGAAAGTGGTTAGAAGCTTCAGAAGAGGTATTAAGATCACGTTACAGTATTCAAACTCCAAACAGAGCATTGTATAATTCTAGGCAACTAGCTTTGTGTAGTCAGGATGGCAAAGAAAACAAGTGAAGAACATCAAGCTAATTCTAGGCTTGGTGCATTAGGTGAATCATTTGTACAGACTTTTCTGTTAGAACATTGTGATTGGTGTTACAAAACACAAGAAAAACATCCAGCAGACTTAATTGTTGAATTAGGTTCTGCTAAATATACTATACAAGTTAAAAGTAGAAGAGAAACAAAACAAGGTAAATATGTTTTTGCAACTGAAAATTCAAGGTCATTATCTAGTATATATAAGCATTATCATTGTGATATACACGCTTTTGTGTTTTTTAATAGTACAGGAAAACATATCTTCTTCAAACCAAATAACACTACGCAGACTTACTACACATTTGAATCATCTATAATTACTCCAACAATAGCATTTGACTCATTTAAAGATACTTTAGAACAATTAAGCTCAGTTCCAAAAATAAACACTCTTTTAAAATAATTAAAAAAATACTTGTATATTTATATATTTATATATATAATATACTTATGTTAAACAAAAAAGGAGTAATTAACATGAGATACACATTAGAAGTATGGCTACCAAAAAATAACTTTTGGTTTACAGCTTGTAAGACTAAAGACATGATTGTTTTAGGTAAGCAAATATTAAAATGCAAAAAAGCAAAGCATAAGTATAGAGTTGTAAAAGCAAAAAATGACTAATCCATTTCAAAGGGCTTGTGATATTTTGGAACAGCAAACTAAAGTTGATATTGCTGAAGAAGAACTAGCACAAGCTGAAGAACTGGTAGTAGAAAAACGCAATAACCTATTTAACGAAATAGCAAAACTAGAGGAGTTAGACAATGAATCATAATGATCTTATGCGAATATCAATAATTGGTTTTTTAATTACAGCAATTTTTATACAACAATTTTTATTTATACAATAACGGGAGTTAAATTATGAATGTAACATTTAATTTAGTAGGTGGTGGAGAACTTAATATACCAGCTAGGTTTATAAGTGGTTTTTATAAAGATGATATGACTAGCGATGTCATAGTCGAAGTATTAGGTGAAGAATATATAGTTAGAGATAGCTTAGATGAAGTTAAATACTTGTTAGGTTTAGCAAGTTAGTATGGGTAAATTAAGACAATGGTTCAGGATATGGTTTGACAGGCAACTAGAAAAATCATTACAGAGACAAGCAGATAAAATGTTTTTAAAAGGTAAAAAGGTAAAACAAATTGATTGATGCTAATGATATAAGCAAAGCAAGAAAGATTATTGCAAAAGAAATAAAGACTTACACAAATCAAGGCATGAGTGAACTTGTTACTTGTAAATATTTAGCTAACAAATACGA